GCGAGCCGCTGTTGAGGAAGTTACGGAGACAATTGAACACCCAGCAGAAGACGCGGTTTACGAGGATATCGTTCATCCCGCTGAAGATGCAGTGTATGAAGATCGTGTGGTCGTTCGTGCAGAAGCCGAGCGCACTGAGACACGCATTGTCCAACACGCACAAGAGGAAATTACTGAAGAACGTGTCACTCAACGGGCGCAAGAAGAAATTAAAGGCGAACGCCACAAGCACGACGAACGCGAAGTCACTGAAGAAGTTGGGAAGGTGGAGATGGTTAAAGGCGAAGGTGACACTTACGTTCGCAAAGTCTCTACCGAAACAGTCACTCGCATCGAACGCACACCGTTATACGACGATCATCCAGTTGTTAATGAAGACGGCACACCGTGTTTGAATATTATCGAACCGGCAGTTGAGGCGAAGGATGCAGTTGTTGATGCAGATGGCAACGAGATCGAACCAGCCGTTGAAGCAAAAGCTGCTGTCACTGAACAGGTGATTCACAAGTGTCCAATTATGGAGGAGATCACCGTCCAAGAGGCGCAAGAAGAAGTGCGCGAGACGGTAGTGCTTCAAGAGGCACAGGAAGAAGTCACTGAAACGATTACCATACCGGCGGTAGAAGAAGTCACCGAACGTGTGCTGGTTAGCGAAGCCAAAGAGGAACACACCGAACGTCGATTGGTAACAGCAGCTAAAGAAGCTTGGACGGAGACACGGGTTGTCACGCTAGGATCGCCAGCAGTTGAAGAAGTTATCGAACGTCGTTTGGTAAGCAAAGCTGTTGAAGCTAAAGAAGCCGTCTACGAGACAGTCACCGTGCCAGCAGATGAACGTGGTGAAGATGATGACAACACCCACATTGGTCTAATAGCGCAAGATGTTAAAGCTGCGATGGATGAACTTGGAGTCAGCTTTCCGCTTGTTAATGAGTCGCCCAACGGAATGCTTGGTGTGAAATATGGCAATCTGGTGATGCCGCTGATTAAGGCGGTGCAAGAGTTGAGTGCGCGGGTGAAGACGCTTGAAGGATAATTTTATGCCACAAGGAACAGGAACATACGGAAGCAAAGTGGGTCGTCCACCGAAAAAATCAACGAAGAAACCATCAACAAGATCTTCGATGAAAAAACAAAAGCGATAATTTTTGCTATGGCAAAACAAAAAGAAAAAGAGACAGAGCGGACTGTTGTTATCAACGGTGAGGAACATAACGTAAACGATCTCTCACAGGAGCAGATCGCGTACTACAACCAGTGCATGGCGTTGCAACAAAAAATCGCCAACGCAGAGATGGAACTGGGTCAGTGGATGGGCGCAAGAGAGTTTTATGCGGCTCGTTTAACTGACAGCTTAAAAGCGGAACCGGAAGCGGAAGCCGCTGGCGCTAGTGAATGACGAACATCATAGACCACGCGCAACTGGAGCGGTTTGCAGAGCAAGCAATCGGCCATTATGGCTGGCTGCTGCTCGCCGCTTTTGCTGCGTTGATGGGAAAAGATGTTTTAATCAATTTCGTGCAGGGGCTGATTGTCTACTGGGGATCGGATTTTGAAAATGACGAGATATTGTACATATCCGGTCGTCAAGCGCGGGTCATTCGGCTGGGGCTTACGTCCACGACTTTTTTTATGACCGATCGCGAAACCAAAATGTTAGTACCGAACTGCCAACTCAAACAGTTGACGATAGAAAAGAAGCTGCCGTTAAACGGTGGCGAATCGTATTTACCGAAAGGCAGTGAGATGGGGTCGATGAAAGTGGAGATTGTAAAAAAATGAAACGACTATTTGTGATAACGGGAATCAGTGTGTTCGTGATATGGGTTGGTGCTGGCTGCAAGTCGTTGCCTGGGAATCTGGAAATCGATACACCATTCTTTGACATTGAATACATTGGTGACAAACCCGAATGAATTTGGACGACGTAAAAGTGAGCGTCGCGAGTTTCACGGGGCTGGGCAACTGGCTGGTGGACATTGACTTGATTTTGAAAGTTGGAATCAGTTTCGCGAGCTTGCTTTACATAGCATTAAAGATAAAGGAACTGTTAAATAAAAAATAACATGGACAAAATAAGCGGAAAAAAAACGTACACAACAGCGGCTGGAGCCATAGCTGTTGCAGTGGGAACATGGCTGCAATCTCCGGACACGATGCCAATGGCAACGATGATCCAGATAGTGATCACATCGTTACTGGCAATGTTTTTGCGTAGTGGTGTGAAGAAAGCGGAAAACGCTGCTACCGAATAGTGGTCAAGCACCATGCCGGACATCCAGATCAGTTCGTCGGATGAGCTATCGACTGGCGTTTCGTTAAACCCAGCCAATTTTCATAATCTAGTCAACAACTCGACGGTTCAGTCGGGTGTGATTGGCGACAAGACTGCGACAACCACGCTTGAAGCGTCGGACGAGTTGCTGCTCAAGCAAGCCAGCAGCGGGGCGCTTCGCAAAGTTACATGGAGCAACTTGGCGTCGGAAGTGTCGGCTGATTTCGCGTTGGGTGCGGACAGTGTTGACGAGACAAAATCCGATTTTTACAGCGACTGGGAAGACGGAAGTGCTGGAGCGCGTGGCAAAACGAAAGATCGTTTGGTAACAGACGGTTTCTTGCCGGTCACAAAGTCAGCGACATCCGAGCATCCGGTCATTGATGTGATGGCATACGGTGCGCTGGGTGACAACACGGGTACGGTTGTAGCGCAATGGTTGACGGGCGGGACGCATGACCGTGGCTACAGCAACTTGGCTGGCATACAAGATGATTATCCGTGGGTGGAATCGTTGTTTGACACGATAGATTTTGCAGCGTGCCAAAAGGCGCTGGATGTTGCATGGCAAAAGACGCGTGCAACGTACGGCAAAGCTGAAAACACGGCTTCCGGTGGCTTGGTGGCGCAGTCCAGTTCTGCCACGGAGTTAACCAAGACTGGAACAGCCCGTTCTGTCACGGTGTATTTCCCGACTGGCTGGTACAAGACAAGCAAGACGCTGATTGCCCCACCACGCGTTAACATTAAAGGCGATGGCGGCAAGCACACGACAATCCGCTACACGGGTGATCGTTACGACAACGCCGGAGTCCGTAAAACAACAAATTATACTGACTCAATAACGGTTGGCGGCACGGCATACACGTTGGCGCGGGTGTTGGACGAGAAGAAGTGGAAATACTACAACGACGCTGCAACTTACAAAGTCCCTAACCGCAACACGGGCATGCATGCGATCATGCTGGTGCGAGACAGTTTGCCGTACACGTACACTAACGTGACGCTTGGGTTGTACAATGGCGTTGCGACGGTGACATCGACTCAATCATCCGGCCCGACATCTGCAAACTTTACTGTCAACAACGGTGGCGGGTACGCAAACGGTGCGACTTCAATCGCCTATGACGCGGGTTCCGGTTCTGCTGGTGCTGGTGTTTTTCACTTTGAGCGTGGAAGCAGTTACACCTCCACGAACAGTTTAAGCACAAGCGGCACGGCGACGGGCGGCGCACTGTCAGTACCGGAATCAAACCATTTTCAGACCGGCATACTGGACAACGAGAAGTTTTACCAGCAAGCCACGCTTACCATATCTGCGACCACTACAAGAATTTATTCATACACGCGCATCGTTTTTCCGAACGGCGTGTTCATGGTCACAAGCGACACGGGTTCCAGTTCTTACACAACGCTTACCGGCTACGTGGAATCGGGAACCATTGCGAACACAGACGTTGGCACGATTGACGTTTACTCGCAGGGGTACAATCCGGCTGGCGCTGAACAGGACGGTGATGAGGGACTGGCTGCTGGTCAAAATCGTGTACTGGACTACGACGGCGAAATTAGTGGGATGCAATTTAGCGGACTCACACTGGACAGCACAATCGGGTTGTGGCTTCCTGGTTATCAGCACGACAATATTCGTTACACGGGTTTAATATTCAAGGGCTATGGCAGCTTCGACCAGTCTGATGTAACGGGAACCCCAAAAAGCGCTCCGTCTGGAATGATTGGCTGCATGTTAAACAATGCCAGCAACAACCGCCGATACGGAAAAAATCTGCATTGGACTGGTTGCACGTTTGAAGCGTGTTATGTCGGTTTGTTGTTCACGGGTGGCAAGGGGAGTATCGTGTCCAACAATCAGTGGTGGGATAACAAATTTTGCATACGCATGAGTGGGCAGTTTAACTCGATAACCCACAACCGCGTTGATAACTATTGTGGGACTGGAAGTGACTTTGACTACATCCCGTTTGGTATCGGAGACACCGCTTTTCATTTGCGACAGCCGGTTGGTTGCGTCATCAGTGCCAACACGATCAACCAAAACATACGTGCGTTTGAGTTAATCGGATGCACTGCGACATCGATTACCGGCAATGTGATCACTGTTCCAGACCCGACTGGGAGAACTGGAACCGACAACGATTACACGGCAATTCACGGTTTTATACTGAAAGCGACGACATTACCGTTTTCCGAAACAACCACAGCATCTGTTAAATACAGTGTTGGTGGTGAAGGCGAAATTAAAACCCACAATTCCGGTTTGATTTTTACCGGCAATTCATGGGCATACACCAACTACGCGAACACGTCGAAATCCCCGATCTGGCTGGATCACACGCAAGACTATAGCGACAGCGGGGGAGATGTTGCAAACCCGACTGTTTTGGCGTACGGCGTTGCTGTTGGTAACGGGTTCCAACCGTCATCCCCGCCAGTAAACCAGTTGAAAGTGAGTGTCACCCGAAACGACACGGATGCGGAAGTGTCCACGGCGTCGTCATCTGCAACATTCTCGTTATCGTGACCAAAGCGAACATAGCAAACTACGTCGGTGAAAAAGTCCACAGTACGGACGACGACAGTCTGGCTGTCTTCAAGACGTTTGTGGATCGTCGCTACGAGATGATATGGAACACCGAGTTATGGCGTGAAGCGCTGGGAACGGTGAGCCAAACAGTGGCAAGCGGTACGGAAATCATCTCACTGTCCACGACAATGGATTTTCCCGTGTCTGCATATTGGGACGAACGGGAAATCACGCCGGTAGATTATCAGCGTGTGTTCCAGATAAATCCGGCGTTGCTTGCGGAAACTGGGACGCCAACAGATTTTATTGTGCTGCCGAAAACCACTGGCCCAAGTGGCACGTACTCGCAAATCAAGTTGCTCCGGATACCGGACAGCAGCAAGACGCTGTTAGTTTTGGGCAAGCTGTACGTCACGGAACTCGGTGACAATGACAGCCCGAAATTGAGCGGCATTGACAATGCGCTGGTGGCGTTCGTGGAAGCCGATGCGCTGGAGTATTTGCAGCAGTACGCGAAGGCGCAAGCCAAGCTGCAAGAAGCTGGGGCGCATTTGCAGTTAATGCGTGACATGGAAAAGCACCAGTCTGCACGGGTGCAGCAACTGGTTCCGGATGTGGAATCCGCGTGGGTGGCAAATGATTTTAACTAACCATGCCACGATACGCTTCCAATCTGCTTGACGAGCCACTGGTCTTCGACAATTCGATTTCATTTATCGGGGGGCAAGTCAGCGGTGTTCGTCCAAATCTGCTGAATCAAGATCAGTTCAGTGACGGAAAAAACGTGGATGTGGACACGTTCGGGACAGTGGTCACTCGTAAAGGCACGGTGAAGTTTCCGTCCACGGCGCACTCGACAAACATTCAAGGACTTGCGTACTACGACAATCCGACTGCAACCAAGGAGCGGTTGATCAGTGCCACGGGTGGGAACTTGTACCGCTGCGACGCGGCTGACAGCAGTTGGACGCAGTTGACGGGCGCGAAAAACTCCGTCCACGCCACCAACCAAGTCGATTTTGTGCAGTTGGTTGACAAGATGTTTGTCGCTGACGGCAGCAGCGTGATGCGGATGATCACAAACGACGCCAACAGCACGGTTCCAAGTGAGCATGGTCTGGCGTTTACCAGCATCACATCCCACACGAACCGGCTATTTGGGTTCGGCGTAAGCGGACAACCCGACGACGCATTGTGGGCGTCCGACATACTGGATGGAGAAACGTGGAACACCACAACCAACCAGATACGAATCGGTGGACACAGCGGCGACCCGATCCGCGCATTGCATTCGTGGCACAATTTCAATCTCCTGGTTTTTAAAGAGCGAAGCGTTTACATTGTTAACACTGATCCGTCGCTGTTAATAGCGGCGAACTGGTGGATCAAGAAAGTCAGCGACCGCGTTGGGTGCATTGCACGGCGCACGGTGGCGCAAGTCGGTGGCGACTGTTTCTTCTTGTCGCGCTTTGGAGTGATGAGTGTTGGACAGATCATGGAAGGAGCGCAGACGATCGTCGAGCCGCAGCCCATCAGTACGCCGATACGTGACTGGATCGACAAGATAAACTGGTCTAAAGCGCATACGTCATGCGCCACGTTCTGGAACAACCGCTATTTGTTGTCGGTTCCGATTGGTTCGGACACCCCAAACTACACATTCGTTTTCAATACCGTTACTCGTTCATGGACGGGCTACTGGTCTGGCTGGACGCCCACGGTGTTTGCCGAGTCGGCATTTGCCGGAGACTTGCGGATGCACTTTGGCCAGACGGACGGCAAGGTGATGAAATGGCTGGAATATGTTTCGGACGACGACGAGACGGACAGCACCTACAAGGACGACGGCAGCTTTTACCCGTCCCACGTCAAGACACGCGCTTTTATATTTCGCGAGCGATTAAACGACAAAATTGGCCGGAGTGCAGAGTTTGAGTTTAACAACAGTCGAGCCAATGTGGACGTATTCCAGACGCGTGACGACACCAGCAGCGAGCAGCGGCTGAACCCGTCAAGCATCGACACGTCGGAAGGATCTGGAATCACGTTGCCCGTGCCGTTGCCGTGGATATTCGGCGATGACGCGGTCATACGTAAATCGTTTAGCACGGTGGCGAAAGGCACGTTTAACGAGGTGCAGTACCGCGTATCGGCTGCTGAAAACAAGATGCAGTTGAGGGGTGTTAAGTCGAGCGCCATAGTCATGGGGCTAGATGCGGAGAAGCGGTAATTTGCATGGGGTAAGACGATGTGTAAGAATTTGATTTATGGAAGTACTGAAAAACATGCCGGTTGTAAGACCGGTAAAAGACAGAGATGAGTTCATTAAATTAAATAATGAAGCACTTGAAGATAGGCATTTGGCAATTGCTCCGACTCACGTTTTTGAGAAGTCGGGAGATATTATTGGCTATGCTAATGTTGGAACAATGACACCCGTGAACACATGGTTCCACAGTAAAAAATGCAAGGCACGGGATAGTTTGCAGATAATTAACGTGTTGGAGAACATGGTTAGAATAAGTGGTAGTCAAGCGATGCTTGCACCAGTGAGCAATCAGTCGCCGTTTTTGCCGGTGATGGATCGTTTCGGTTATATTAACATGGGTTCATCCAACTTAATGCTAAAGACTTTTTGATTATGGGTTGTTTTTGTCCAGACGAACCGGATTACGCTGCCGCCGCAAGAGAGACGGCAGTTGCCGACATTGAAACTCTAGAAGCGCGGAAAAAAATCGACCGAATGGCCCGACTGGGTGAGAAAGGCATTGTCGAGTACAAGGATAAACGAGGACTTTCCAAAACCGAATACGTTGATTTCACCGACATCGGCGACATCGATCTATCCCGCGCCAATTTGGATTACTATTTGGAATCCGCTGATAAAATTAGTGAAGGCATGCTGGAACAGAGCGAAAAACATGGTGTTCGGTTTGTTTCACAGCGTCGCAAGGAAATGGAAGCAGCCGATCCGGAAGGCTTTGCCATGCGTCAGGAGATGGCACGCCGCATCATGGAAGGTGGGGAGAAAGATTTTCTGGCAGCGGCGAAAGGGGCAATGCTGGGCGAACGCGGTAGTCAAGCAGCACGCGGCAACTTGTTCGGCAACGCCCCCAGCCTTCAAGAAGCGATGGCTGTCGGTGATGTGAGTTATCGCATGCGTCAACAAGACTTGGCCAACATGGGCGCGTTCGGTGCTGGAGTGTCGCCGGTCGCGCAGTTCGGTGCATTAAGCGGGGCGCAGCAAGGGGCGAGTCCGTTTCAGGGGCAGAATATCATGCAAAGCGGAGTCGGAGCCATGACGAACCAGCAGTTCGGTCAAGCGACAAGCAACGTCTACCAGAACCAAATGCAACTTGCCCAGCAGGGGAGTCCGTGGAGCCAGATTGGCGGCATGGCGGCTGGATTCGGCTTGCAAGCGCTGACTGGCGGTGCGGCTGGCATGGCTGGTGGAATTGGGTTTGGTAAAGGGGTGAGCAACTATTTTGGCGTGACGCCAACGGGATAAACAATGGCTAACAATTTCATGCAGGGCATGCAGATGAGCATGCAGATGGCGCGGGACATCCGTTCTGCCAACTTGGCCCAAGCGGATCGTGCGGAACGTCGCAAGTATCGTAAAAAAACGGACAAGCGTGCTGGTGAAGAACTTGAATTGCGTAAGAAGTCAGAGAAACGTCAGAGGCGTGAAAGCGATGTTCGCATAAAATCTCTTAAAGAGGGGATGAAGCGTGACAAGCGTAGTGCATCTCGCGATAAGGCGGTGGATTCTTCCAAGTTGAAAAACGAAAAATTGCAGCGCCAGATTAACAAGAGAAAACTGGAAGACTCACGCAACCCAGCGATTACTGAGTTTAAATACCACCGAGGGTTGTTGGAAGAATATCAAAAAACAGCCAACGCTGGCGATCGCCGTCTTGCAGACCAAGTGGCTCCGATTGATGCTCAGATTCAGTCTTTATCAACTAATCCGTCAGATCTACTTCACTTGCATGCTCTTAAAAAGAAGTTATTGGCTGATCACAAAGATTTTAAAGCCGGACTGGAACGAGCTTTCATGGCGGCGAGCAACCAGCCACATGAGGGCAAGTGGAGTATACGTCCACAATTCAATTGGGATGGCGGGGTCAGTTATGGCTTGCAGTTTGAAGGTGGTAGTCAATCGGAAGCGGTAGCGGCTATGAATGCTATTAAAGGAATGGGTAGCAATGTCGGCGCGGCAGCCGGAGCAACCCCCAGTAACACATCCCAGTCAACTGATCCAAATAATCCGCTGGATCTTACCCTCCCCAGCAACCAGCGCATTAATCGAGATGCTCCATGAGCGACACCATACGTGCCATCCGAGACAAGTATCCCGACGCTTACAAAGACTTGTCGGATGAAGAACTGACGATTGCTGTTGGCGAGAAGTATCCCGTTTATCTGGGTCAAGACGCCGAGTTCAAAGAAGATTTCGAGTCGTACAGCGCTGACTTAAACGAAGACGACACGACGTACGGCATGATCCGCAACGCTTGGCTGCGCGGACTGAACCAAGCCACCACCGCTGACGTGCTAATGGGCGAGACAATCGGCGGCAAGTGGACTGAAGAAGATCGCATCGAGGAGATGGCACTCGCAAACAAGCGCTCCCAGATGCTTCGCGGCAGTCAAGCATACCAGGAATTTGCAGCAGCGCCGGAAGAGGAGAAGATTGGGCGCTTCTTCCGCGATCCGTTTGAGATTACGACCCAAGTGGTCATTGAGTCATTGGCCGCGCAACTATCTTACGGGCGTATGCGTGTTCCGGCGGCTGTTGTGGCTGGGGCAGGGGCTGGATCGGTTGTTCCCGGTGTTGGAACGGTTGCCGGACTGGGAACTGGCTTTGTAGCTGGAAATGTGGTCACGACGCTTGGGCTTTCGTACGGTTCCAAGTTTAACGAAATGCTGCAAGGTGAAGGGGTGGACATCACCAACCCAGACGCAATCAAAACTGCGATGAGCGATCCGGATTTTGTTGATCGCGCACGCAACAAGTCTTTGAAGTACGGCATCCCGATTGCAGTTATCGACGCCGTCACTATGAAGCTGGGGGGAATGGTCGCCACGCCGGGGCGTAAGCTGATGACTGAATCCGCTGGTGGTGCGACCGGAGAAGCTGCGGGGCAACTTGTTTCAGAGGGGGAAATCACGTCGCCATCGGAAGTGTTGATTGAAGGCATTGCCGAGCTTGGCCCCGGTGCGGCGCAGCAAGCTGGCATGTCGGGGATCAACTTGTTGAAAGACAAGACGGTTCAGAAAGATTTAAAAGAAGCGCAAGCAAAGTCGGATGCGATCCGGAACGACCGAGAGAAAAAAGTGCTGGGTGCGTTTTTGGAAGACATGAAGAAGCGGCAAGAAGAAGCCGCTGCCCAGCCAACTGTTGACGAGAACCAGTCGATAGACGTTCAGGACAATCTGGTTATCCACAATGAAGGGGCCAACGCTGGAGAGATTAACCAGACCGGCTCCGTGCCGAACAAAGTCGTGACGGGCTTGGAAGGCGCGAAGTTCAGCGATTTTCAAGAAGTAATTTTTACGGATTCCGACGACCCGCATATCGCCGCCGTTACTGGCCCCGGTCGGTTGGTGGTAAACGTGCGTCGTCTCAAAGCACACATCAAAGAGTCTGGCGTCGATGCGGACGAGTACATCAGTCGCTTGATCCAAGAAGAGTCGATCCACGACGCGCATTTGAAGTCCATACTGGGCGAGTGGGAAGCGTCTGGTAGTGACTTGTCGTTTGACGAGTATGCCCAGCAGCGTTTCGAGCGTATCACGTCGGAGATGACGGACGCTCAAAAAGACTATGTGCGCGGTGTGTATGGCGAAGATGTCACCGACGCGGCTATGGGTGCGGAGTTCGTCCGCATGCTGGTGCAAGAGCGTCGGCATGGCGACATCACCGAGAGTGTTCTATGGAACGAGCTTGGGATGAAACCGGCCCCAGCCACGCGTGGTTATTTTCGTCGTGCAATGGACTTTATGCGCCGCAAGTTCATCAGTCCGGACATTGATCCGGAGACGATCCGCGCAGACGTGGAGAATCTGTCGGGCGTCTTGTCGGATATGGAGGCGCGTTCCAACGACATGTCAGATGTGGAGTTGCGGCGTGCAGAGCAAGCGGAGACGGTTGAAAATGTTGCGCGTCAGGAGCAGATTGAACTGCAACGTGCGGAAGATGCACCGACAGGCGTTGGCATGGAGCAGCAAGCAGCGGTTGAAGAGCAACGTGCCAAGGTGCAGACGGATGTCGGCATGGAACAGCAAGCGGCAGTTGAGGATCGTCGTGCAGCAGCACCGCCAACTGATCCGCAGATGGTTGAACAGGAGCGGCGGGAGATGTCGAAAGCCAAGCCGCAAACGCTGGAAGAGGTGTTGAGCGAGCCGCTGGAAGTGACAGCTTCTGAACTAGTGACACCGTCAAGCGAAGTTGTGGCAGATCGGAAAGCTGAAACGGTTGCAGAACCGGAGCCGGATTTAGACGAAACAAACAGAATCCAAAAAAATATCGATGACGCTCAAGCGGCATGGAAAAAAACCGTTGAAGAGTTTGGCGTCGAAAGCAACGAAGCTAAAGCTGCTTATCGCGTGTGGATGCAAGCCAATAAAGAATTTGGAGTTTTTACAAGCGCATATCGTGCCGCCCAAATGGAAATGGGAAAACCCGATCCCATTGAGACTTATGATAAACGCGGCAAGTGGACAAAGCCGGAACCAGCAACCCAACCAGAGCCAACAGTCGAGACGGTTGCAGAACCGGAGCCAACCACCGAGCCAGCAGCCGAGCCAAAACTGACGGAAGACGAAATATTGTTCATCCAAGAAGCTGCCACGAAGGCGGCTAATCGTAGTGTGTTCGACCAGTCCAAGCGTGAAGACGTAGCCGGAGACGTTGCGCTGCAAACCCGCACGGAGATTGAAAGCCAGTTGCGTTCCGGCAAGATTACAGACCGTGACAAGCAGTTGAAGCGCCACGCCACGCAGATCGCGGCCAGTCGAGTGATTGACGCCGGACGAACAGAGCAGCGTCGGTCAGTCGAACAGACTGCAACACCCGACGAGACGGGCCAGACGGTGATTGACCGCGAAGCCACGGAAAAGACTCCGGAAGACATTGTCCGCAAACGCGAGCAGTTGCAGAGAGTGGCAAAAGCCATCGACAAATTGCCACCGGCCCAGCGTGAAGTCATGCAGTTGACGGCGCAGGGGCTGACGGTTCCGGAGATCATGGAGCGCACGAACAAGAAGCGTGCGTCGGTGGACACGGCGCTGTCACGGGCCAGAGCGAATCTAATTTCCGAGGGGCTGCATCTTGGGGCCAGCACCAAGCGCCCAGATAAGCGCGTTAAATGGAGTTCACCAGAAGTCCGTAAAGCTCGCCAGATTCTTGGAGAAGATGCATCGAATGAGGCACTTGTGTCGGAGATAGACCAGCAGCGTTTAGATAAGCCCAAGCCGTCCGAGTCAGACAAAGCGCAGCTACGCAGCGTACTGGATGAGATTGGCAAGCTGATTCAAAAATCGCCGGACATGCCGGTGGAAACGGCGGTTAAACAGGCGCTGGATGAGATGGAGCCGGAAGCAACTGCCAAGCTGGACGTGGAGACGGGCGTCAAGACGATGGACGACGTGGACAAAATCTTCCAGCCGCCGGAAACTGACAAGCCCACGCTGGGCGCACGTCTGCGCGGCGTCATCGAGAGCTTCAGCACGAATTTTCTGACGCGGTTCGCCCCGCTGAAACATCTGGAGCGCAAAGTGTTCAAGCTGGCTGGCAAGAAAGCGCCCATACTCGACATGGCTCGCAAGTTTGAGCAGTTGGCTGGCTCCCCCGCACGCGCCGAAAAAATAATGATGGATTTCCACAAGGCGGTGGTAAAGCCGATCAAGGGGCTGACAAAAGAGTTCAACCGGCTAATGTTTTTGCGGCGCACAAAGTCGCGGCTGGAATACAATCAGCGCAAGCTGGACGAGTTCAACGAAAAAATCGCTGAAGCGGAAGCACGCACGGAGAACACGGACGAGCAGATACAAGAGCTACGAAATCTCCGCAAAGAAGCGGCGAAGCACCGCAAGCGGGTGGCTGACTGGACGTTAGACGATGTGAACCGTCTGCTTAAACAACTAAAAGCGGAAGTAACACCAAAGCAAATGGAGCAGCTTGAAAGCGCCATTGACCAATACCAGGAATTTATGGCGGCAATGCTCCGTATGCAGGTGGACAGCGGACGGATGTCGCAAGAGACGCTGAATGACATCGTGGCGTCCAACGATTTTTACGCGCCGTTTGTTGTGTTGAAACATCTGGAAGATTCAGAAAGCACGTCGGCGACTGGCGAGCGCATTGACACAACAAAACAGTTGACCCAGATGATTACCGGCATTGATGACACCGACTTCCGGCTGGGTGATTTTATTGACGCAGCGTACGACAAGATTCTTACCGGCTACATGCTGGCCGACAAAAATCTGAAGATGCAGGAACTGTACGAGTTGTCGAAGATCGATGACACAGGGCTGGTTCGTGAACTGAAAGAAACTAAAGTCGGGAAGAAAAAGACGGTGCGCGAGAAAGCCGACCATGAAGTTTCGGTGTTCATTGACGGCGAGCAGAAACATCTGGCGGTGAACAAGGAAGTGGCAGATGCCATCAGCGGACTGAACGCGCAAGCGACGGGCTTGTTGCAGAAGGCTATGCGTCTCTCGTCCATCCCGATGAAAGCCGGTGCGACATCGTTCAACATGGCGTTCCAGATTGTGAACTTGTTTGCGGCTGACATTCCGCGCTTTGCCATGATGTCCAAATATGGGTTTCGTAATCCGGCAGACTTAATTCGGTTACCACTCGACTACGTGTACTCGCTGTTCACGTCAATTGCCGGAAACTTTGGAATGCCCAACGCACTCTATAAGCAATTTCTTGAGAGTGGGGCTGCAAGATCAACTTTGCAGCGTGAACTAACGCCGGAACTGTTCCGAATCAAACCGACAGAGCGGGACATTAAACTTACGCCGATGGGCATGATCCGCGCCGTAGCTCAGTTCGCCAGCAGTATCGAAGAGACGAGCAAGCTGACGGGGCTGCGCCGCGCTATGAGGATCGAGAAGTTGGCCAAGATGACGCCGGATCAGCAGCGTGAAGCGATGGAGAATATTGTGACGGAAGTCCGCAACTTTGCTGGGTCACCGGATTTTGGCCGAACGGGGGCAATCACAAAAGCAGCGAATTTGAATCTTGTGTTTATGTATTTCAACGCTAGATTACAAGGTGTAGCCGCAGACTTGGGTAGACTGGCTGGTAAAGATGGTGGCAAGAAAGCGGCGCTGGCCCAGCTACGGCTTGGTGCTGCGGTGGGTGTTCCAACTGTTGCGTTGTGGGCGCTGAACAACTCTGACGAATTTAAAGACGACTACGAAGAAATTCCGGATCGTGACAAAGAAAATTATTGGCACATCCCGACCAATCAGTTTTTCGTGAACGACGAGGGGAAGCGAGTCCGCGAATATTATCGAATACCCAAAAGAGAAATTTCAAAACTGTACGCCAATGTGGTGGAGTCATCAATGGCGTTTCTGGAAACACGCGAGCCAAAGAGATTAAAGCTAATGGCGCTCACATTTCTGGAGAACATCTTGCCGGTTAGCGTGACAGGCGAAAACATGGATGAACGTATTGAGTCGGTTGTCAGTAGTTTAAACCCAATATTTAAAGCGCCGATAGAACTGGGTCTGAACCGTAACACATGGCTGCACCGCGACATCATTCCCGAAAACCTAAAAGCGCGGTCACCGAAAAATCAATATTTCAAAAGCACACCGCAAATATTCCGCACAATTGCCAAGGAGATGCCGGAGGCTTTGCCGGAATCGTTCCGTTCCCCGCTGATGCTAAAGCAGCTAACCGGCACAATGACGGCGGGATTGTTCACGCAGTTTATGCCGCCACGGGAAACTGGGCGCAAACCGCTTGGAGTGTTTAGTGACCAGAGCCCGCTGTTCCGGCGGTTCATACGCAGCCCGTATGTGAACGAATCCGAAACCGAAAAGCAATTGGAGGCAATTGAGCGAACGGAAGCGGATCGCCAATTTGAGGAGCGCGAAGCCGTTGACCAGTTTATTGAAGACACGAAGGGGATGTCATCGATGAACCGAATGATCCGCGCTCGCCAAGCCAGTGGTGGAAGTCGGACGCTTTTTCAAAAATACAAAAAGGCGATTGAAGACGATTCCAATTTGACAACTCGTATGGACAAGCGCGTGCGTGGGTTGGGTGTTTCCAGCGGTGCGCGGTCTATGTTTATCATGCAACAAATGGAAGATATGACATACACGGGTAAAATTGAGTATTTGCGTGGATTGTACCGCAAAAAAGTGGTAACACGCGATGTTGCTGCACAAATATTTAGACAGACGGGCATTAGCCCAGCGGACTACGCTAGATAAATAATTAATATTTATTGAAAATATTCTTTACACGTACTCAGTAAGTGGTAAAACTCTCCGCTGAGTGGCGAAGTGCAATTCCAAAAAGAAGGGGAATCGGGGCGAATTAGAATTCGCAAAACTATTAAATGACCGATTTGGCCCGACAGCCGGAGCGCGACGATCACAGCAGTATATGGGGACTGCGTCGTCAGCGGATATTACGAGCAATTTACCGTTTCATTTTGAAGTAAAGCGCTGCGAGCGGTTGCAATTCAGGGACTGGTGGAGCCAGTTACAAGCAGAGTCCACTGACCAGATCGGCGTGTTGGCGTTCCGTTGGAACAACGGCCCGTGGATTATCGCTATGGGAGTCGATGACTGGTGCAACGTGGTGAGAGAGAGTGATTTTACGAGTACTAAACATGGCAGCTAAAAAGAAACCAACAACGGCCACGGCGAAACCGACCGTGGAAGAGATACTGAACCGACCGCTCCCACAAGCGGCGCTCAAGCCGATGCCCCACAAGCAGGGGATGACGGCGATCAGCCCCATCTATGTGACCGACCGCATGAACGAAGCGTTCGGCATCGGTGGGTGGCAGTTTGAGCCGGAGGTAATAAGTGATACTGACAAGATGGTGATTGTTCGCGGGGTGCTGACCATCCCGTCGATCAACGCACGTATAGTTCAGTTCGGTGGCAATGACAACCGCGATCGAGGAGACGCGTACAAGGGCGCAGCAACCGATGCGCTCACCAAATGTTGCAGCTATCTTGGCGTGGGCGCTCATGTTTGGCGTAACGATGAACCGAGCGAATCGGAAGCAGCAGCGAAGCCCAGCAAAAATGAGTTTAATTATATTGACGAACTGGAAAAGGCGCTGGAGAAACACGAAGAAGCAGCCAACAAGTTGCTGGAGCAGATCGGCTGGATCAACGACGGCAATAAAACCGGCCAGACATTCCGCGATCTAGACGAGAAAAACGCCAACGAGATACTGGCCCGACCCAGCGACTTTTTGGCCAAGGCGCTTGCGGCATGAGCGAGGAGCGGGAACATCACCCATTTAGCCCCAGCAACTGGAGTAAATGGCTCAACTACTGCCCGAAATTCCAGTCGGGCGATGTCGGGCCGCAAGCCCATCGTGGCGTTATGATGCACGACGCGTGGCAGAAACAACACACGGAACGATGCGGATCACCAAAGCAGACCAGGAAGAAATAGACCGCACCACCGATTACACGCTGGAGCAATGCGGCGACGCGCCGGTCGAGTGCGAAACCCAAGTGTCAATATCCGTTGACGGCGAGTTCTTCACCAGCGGCTACGTGGACATGTATTGTCCCAGCCGTCGCAAGTTGTTCGATCTGAAAACGGGCCAGCGGTACGACGACCGTATTCAACTGTCCGGCTACGCGCTGGGTCTGATGCAGCGAGATGAGTGCATGGAGATCGAGTGCCACATCATCTACAGCGCGGAGAATAAAGTGGATCGGTTCGTAGTCACCCGCTCTGAAGCGGAGGACATTGCGCGGCGCGTCCGCAATCGCATTACCAACCCGACCGCATCGCCCATCCCGAACGTGCGCTGTAGCTGGTGCAGACATCAGCCGTACTGCACGGCGCTGGAAACGGCGGCGCTCACGATTGTGGGCCGACAAGAGATGCTGGAAAAGGCGCGTGATCCGGCGCTCATTGACAACCCGCTGACGGCTGCGCGGCTCCGCGAGTACGTGCCGTCCATTGAGGCGTGGGTCAAGCGGCTTAAAGATCGCTGCGACGATTTTGACGAACTGCCGGGGTTCAAGCGGGTGACCCGCACCAATCCCGTCAAGATTGATGACTGCAAAAAGTCATACCAGAAACTGTCCGGAAACAACATCGGGCCGTACGACATATTGGAGATTGCCAAAATAAAATACACGGATTTGGTGGCGGTGTTTTCCCGGTGTACGGGTTGCACCATTGAAGAGTCTGAACAGGCGTTGCCGCAGATCATCGGTGAACATTTGTCTGGCGGCAGAAAAACATCTTACTGGAAAAAATCCAGTACAGTTACATAAACAGAAACAAAAAATGAGTGAGTCATATAAACAAAGTGATAAACCAAATAATGGCGCGTTGTTCAACAACGATCGCAAAGAAACCGACAAGCACCCAGACATGACGGGTTCGCTAAATGTGGGTGGGGTGGATTATTTCATATCCGGTTGGCACAACGAGGCAGTGTCGAGCGGCAAGAAATATCTTAAACTGTCTGTTAAGAAAAAATCGGACGTGCAGAAAAAAACGTTCTGACGTGCGTGAACGGGCTGGCCGGTCGAGAGACGCCGGTCGGTCAGCCCGATGTGACAGGCTGCTATGTCGAGTTGGCATGGGCTGTAGTTCGTGCGGGAATAGAACAGTACATGCACTGGCGTCGGTGCGGTTATGTACTATCAGACGGGCGTGTCGATCGGGATTTTTATTGGAGTCAATGGAGAGACAGACACAAGAAACAGACACCGAGCAAGCACGCCATAGCCGTGAACGCGCTGAACGACATGACACTTGACACTGCATTTATGGAAGAAGGTTTGTACATTTATTTGAAGATATTAGGACATGAAAAACAATACGACTGGCTCCAGCGTGAAATTACCTCTCGTCTGGCAAAATAAAATTGATAAAATTGTTGGTGCGGTTGTCGAAGAGTTTGGCTACGACGACGAGTCGCAGGTTTGGGAGCGCTCGAAAGTACCTCATCGGTGCTGGGCCAGATGGATAGCATGGTTTCACATGAAAAAAATTGGGATGTCCATTCCCCAAATATCCCGATACAGCAAGAGAGATTACGGCGCAGTAATGCACGGTTTAAATCGGTTTTATTTTGAGTTGGGAAGCAATAGAGTTTTCAGCGCAATGTCAGACTCAGTGTCTAGTTCTGTTAATGATCAGGCATGAGTTTGGAAGCTATAACGTGGGCATTTCGCCAACAGCTATCACCGAGCGAGAAATTGGTGCTGCTAACGCTGGCAGACTATGCTGACGACGAAGACAAGTGTTGGCCAAAGCAAGAGACGTTAGCCACGCGAACCGGACTAGCTCGCCCAACCATTGCTCTTAAACTGAAGTCGCTGGAGGAGCAGTCGATGATTACGCGCCAGCACCGCAAGCACACCAGCGACATGATTTACATACACTGCACCATACCGGCAGCATTTTCTAACAAAATAACCAATGATGAACCGAAAACAAAAACGGCGACCAGAAAAACACGGACGTTTCAGCCGCCGACGCTCGATGAAGTCCGCGAGTACGCCAAGTCTGTTGGCGCTGAACCCCAGGCTAGTCAGTTCCATCAGTACTTCACCGTTGGCAACTGGAAAGATTCGCGTGGCGTTGCGGTAAAGAACTGGAAGCAAAAGTTTTTGACATGGAAATCATTCGATGAAAAGCGCGGCAATACTAGCGGAAGAAATTCTGGGACGGTCAAAGCAGCGAGCGAGTACGGGGCCGCAGCAACTAAAGCCGGAAATGGCTGAATGGTATCGTGAGTTTCTGGGGTTCGATACGTTCGATGAACCGGAACTGGAAGACATGCTTCAATCCGTTTCGGTTTTCTTAAATTCGTTCCGACGACATGACCATCGCGCTCGTTACTGGTTGACGCTTATCGGCCCGTGCGGGATCGGGAAAACGCACATGGCGAAAGCGGTTTTCAAAACGCACCGAGCGACTAGCTCAAAGTCACAGCGCTACACTCGCTGGATTGATGCGCTTAACTACATGCGCGACGGCCACCACGACTACCCGTCCGAGTTGGCGCGTGAACATCTGCTCGTCATTGACGACGTGGGTGCTGAACACGGCAGTGAGTACGGGACACAAAAATTGTTGGAGGTGCTTGAAAAGCGCATGGGGAAATGGACGTTTATTACATCGAATTTGAACATGGAAACATTTGCCGAGATGGATAAGCGTATCGCCAGCCGTTTGGTTCGCGATCACAACACGGTTTTGGAAGTGAGTTGCAGGGACTACGCGTTGCGATTATGAATTTAATTGAGCCATTCACGGGTAGGACGCTGTACCGTCGATGCAGAGAGTGTGAACAGGAGTATGGCGACTGCGTCTGTTGCAACAATTGTTCTCATTACCCATGCGAATGTGAGTGTAGCGTGTGCGAGTACGCACCAAGTGAGTGTGAGTGTGATGAAGACGAACATGGGGACAAGCCGCCATTAAAATGATTTTGGCAGAACAACCCAGCAACTACGCTGGGCGCTGCCGTCCCTCGACATAACCGGGCAATGGGACTGTCGGGGGTAAATTTGTGATATGATCCAAACATGCCCAGCGCTCGTCAAGTGGCGGGATCAATCGGTGAAGCGGTTTGTGCAGCACGTCTACTGGCTAACGGTTACGTGGTTCTCACACCGTCCACACCGGAGCCATACGATTTGGTCGCGGTCGGAATGCGTTTCCACAAAATTCAGGTCAAGGCGCGATCGAACGCAAGGAGTCACGGACGCTCCAGCCGGTACAATTTTACCATTGAACGGTGTGGAAGAGTGTACCAACCAAGCGAATGCGATTTCGTCGTGCTTGTGGCGCTGGATGCAGACATTTGCTGGGTGCTGCCAATTAAAAAAGCGCTGATCAGTTCCGTTGCAATCAACCCAAACAGACCAGGAAAATATGATAAGTACGTTGAAGCGTGGCATTTGCTAAAATAGTACAGCGCATCACAAGAGACATGTCGGAGCCATATAGAACCGAAACGGCAAAAGCGATTTCGTTTTGGATTAAGCGCGGACGCGAACTATTAAACGACACGCGTGCGACCGGCTCCGAGTTGCGAGCCGCCAGCATTGGGGTGCGTACGGCTGACCCGAATTTGAGTCACAAACTTGCCAAGCGTGCTGTCGTCGAGATCGGGAAATTTAACCAAAAAAACAAGTTATGATCATTGGAATAAGCGGAAAAAAACGGAGTGGAAAAGACACGGTCTTTAGCATGATAGACGCTATAACGGCGC